GGCCCTCCTGATGGCTGAAAACGATGTCCCTGTCCCGCTGAACCGGCGGGCGCGACGGGCTGCCGCAGCCCGAGCTCGTCGAGCAAACAGGGCAAAGCGCGAGCTCTGGCGCCCTGCCACTACGGATCCCCTCGAAGACCTCCGTCGAGCAGCTCTCAGGGAAGTCGGACGGTAATGGGCCCGTTCCTTCTGCGCGTCGACACACGCGAGCTCCGGAAGTTCGAGAAGGACCTCGCCAAGGTCCGCAAATCGGCGTTTCCGTACGCCACGAAGAACACGCTCAACACCCTCGCCTTCGAGGCACGCCGCGAATACCAGATCGAGGCCGGCCAGAAGATGAAGCTCCGGTCCAAGTTCACCGTGAACTCGGTTCGGGTGGAGAAGGCCGAAGGGCTCAAAGTCGCAACCCAGAAGGCCGTGATGGGCTCCGTCGCCGACTACATGGGCGACCAGGAGTCCGGAGCGGTGCACTCGAAGAAGGGCGCGCGCGGTGAGCCAATCCCCGCAGCTGCCCCAGGGAAGCGCAAGAACCGGGGACGTGTTGCTCGAGCTAGGCAGCTAGGGAGCATCAACATCCTACCCAGGGTGAAGGGATCGAGGGCTCGCCAAGTAGGGGCGGCCTTCTCCATGGCATCCAAGCGAGGTGGAAAGGCTTTTGCCTTCATCAAGCTCAGGCCAGGCCGACAAGGCATCTACGAGATCAATCCAGGGCGAAAGCGTCTGGGGCTGAAGAAGGTGTGGGACCTGAGCAAAGGCTCGGTGCGCATCCCACGCAATCCGATGATGCAAAGCGCAGTGCAACGTACCAATCGCCTACGTGATGGCATTTGGCGTGAGTCGCTTCTCTTTCAGCTCAGGCGAAACAAAGCATTCGGATACTGAATCACTACCATCTAGTGACATCGTATTCATGCTGGTTTTCGCGGCGTTTTGTGCAGCGATGGTGAAAGGTACTGTGGAAAGGGCCCACACCTACCGCAGTTTTGGTTCCGACCCCCGCCCTGAGAGCAAAAAGTGACCTTTCAGTTTCGGTCAACTTGACCGGAGGCCCCCATGCCGAGCCTCGTGACGAAGGCGGACTTCGCCAAACGAGCCGGCGTAACAAAGCAGGCGATCGGCGTCGCAGCCGGTCCGGGAGGGCCGCTCGCTGCGGCAGTGCTCGACGGGAAAATCGACACCTCCCACAAGGCCGCCAAGACCTACCTGAACCGTCGGAAATCGGTGGCGAAGGCCGCCCGGTCCAAGACGAAGCCCGCTGATACGCCGAGCCAGCCGCAAAATTCAGGCGACCTCACCGACGACGGGACCCCCGGATTTATCGTCGACGTGATGCAGCTGCGGCTAGGCGAGCTCTCCGACAAGTTCGGCGGGCGCGCTGAGCTGACGGAGTGGCTGAAGGCCGGCAAGATCGCCGAAGACTGGCGCACCGCCCGGCTCAAAAACGACGAGACGGACGGGACGCTCATCCCGCGCGAGCTCGTCGCGACGCACGTCTTCGGCGCCATCGACGAGCAAAACAAGCGACTTTTGACGGACGCGGTGAAGACCATCGTCCGCACGGTCTACTCCGCCGCTAGCGCGGAGATTCCGATCGAGCAAACCGAGGCGACGGTTCGAGGCATCCTCTCGAAGATCCTCGACCCGGTGAAGCGCAAGGCTTCCAAGGTGCTCCGTGAGGGCTGAAGAGCGCCTCGAGGAGCGCAAGGAATGGCTCGCCTCGCAGTTCGATGGGCTGACCACCGACATCACCGTCTCAACGCCCAGCGAATGGGCTGAGCGTGTTCGGTACCTCCCGCCCTCGAATACCAGCCTCCCCGGCTTCTACCGCTTCGACGTCACCCCCTACCTGAGGGAGATCGTCGACTGCTTCGCCACCGAGTCCACGGTGCGCGAAATCGCGGTGATGAAAGGCGTCCAAGTTGGCGCCACGACCGGCGTCCTTGAGAACGTCATCGGCTACCTGATCGACGAGGTCAGGACGGCGCCGGCGATGATGCTCACGGCGGACGCGGACCTCGCAAACCTGAGGATGACGACGAACGTCATCCCGATGGTGCAGTCCTCGGGGCTCTCCTCGCTCATCCGCTCGAGCGACGAGAACAACCACCGAAAGACCGGCCAGACCGACAAGAAGATCGAGTGGGTCGGCGGCGGGTTCCTGATCCCGTTCGGCGCTCAGAACGCCAACAAGCTCCGCTCCATCCCGATCCGCTACCTGCTGCGGGACGAGGTCGACGGCTATCCGGCGCTCGTTGGCAAGGACGGCGACCCGATCAAGCTCTCGACGGACCGCACCGCGGCCTACGAGGAGAGCCGCAAGATCCTCGACATCTCGACGCCCACCATCAAAGGGCAGTCGAACATCGAGAAGGCCTTCAAGCGCGGAGATCAGCGCTACTATCTCGTCCGGTGCCTTGGGTGCGAAAGGCACCAGGTCCTCCGGTGGAAGCACAAGCCCGACCCGGAAACGGGGATCATCGGCGGCATGATTTGGGAGACGAGCCCGGACGGGCACGTCGTCCCCGGCTCCGTTCGGTACCTCTGCCAGTTCTGCGGGCACGCCCACACGAACGAGGACAAGACGCGGCTCTTCGACCCGGCGCACGGGGCGGAGTGGCAAGCGACAAAGGTGCCTGTGCACCCGAGCGTCCGGAGCTATCACATCTCCGCGCTCTACAGCCCGCCCGGTCAGCAGACGTGGGAGGCGTGCGTTCGGAAGTTCCTCGAAGCGTGGGACGTCGAGAACGACCGCCCGCGCAGCACCGAAGAGCTCCAAGTCTTCTACAACAATGTGCTCGGCGAGGTTTACGAGCTCCGCGGCGCGAAGCTGAAGTACGAGCAGCTCTCGCCCCACAAGCGCCAGGCCTACAAGTTCGGCGAGGTGCCGAACCGCTGGGCGCTCGAGCACGCCGGATCGCGCATCCAACTGCTGACGGCCGCCGTCGACGTCCACGCCGAGAACCTGAAGGTCGCGGTGTGGGGGTGGACGATCGAACGGCGCGCCTTCCTAATCGACTACTTCACGTTCGAGGGGAACACCGAGCTCGTAGATGACCCCGGGACCTGGGGTGAGCTGCACAAGCTAATCGAGAAGGTCTACTCGTCCGACGACGGGATCAGCTACCCGCTCTCACTGACGTTGATCGACTCGGGCTACCGAGACGACCAGGTCCACCAGTTCTGCGCCGAGTACGAGGGTGGCGTCGCCGCCGTGAAGGGCATGCCCACACCGAAGGGGGCAGCCGGCGCGGTCAAGCACTTCACAGAATTCCGCCCGCCGCTTGGTGAGCGCGCCTTCGGTATCTACGTCGACTTCTACAAAGAGCGATGGTCCGTCGCGCTGAAGCGCGGATGGAGTGGGCTCGGCGTCCAACCGCCCGGCCACTTCAACGCCCCGCACGACGTCACCGAAAAGCAGCTCAAGGAGCTCACGGTCGAGGTCAAGGTCGAGAAGATCGACCCCCAGACGAAGGAGCGCGTCGGTGTGGAGTGGCGCCGTCCGAGCGGCTCGCGCAACGAGCTCTGGGACTTGCTGGTCTACGGATCCGCCGCGCTCGACCTGCTCGCTTGGGAGTACTGCCGCAACGAGCTCGAGCTCGAGCAGGTGATCTGGCCGGACTTCTGGGCGTTCTGCGAAACCGGAGCCTATCAAACGTGAGCAGCACCTATTGGAGCGAGCGCCTTGCCACGGTCAAAGCGCTGATCGCAGCCTACGACGCGGCGCTACTTGCGCTCGCCACCGGCCAGCAGAGCTACACGATCGACACCGGGCAAACCCGGAACACGGTCACGCAGTACGACATTGCGAGCCTGAAGAACGTGCGCGCCTCGCTGCTCAACGAGCTGTCGACGCTCGAGGTGCGCTCCGGCTGCGGCGGCACTTTCTACGGCCGCCCCGAGTGCTGAACCATGATCAGTCCCGAGGAGTTTCAACAGTGCGTGAGGGGCACGGACTACCGTGCTGCTCGCCCTGCGCCCGCGGTCGCCGCGGTCCCGACGATCGCGGTTGATAGCCTCAGTGCGTCTTCGCGCGCGCGCTACGCGTACGACGACGGCGACAAGTTCTGGGGCGGGTTCGGGACGACGAAGATCCTGACGGTCGACTACTGGACGTTGCGAGCTCGCTCCGTTCAGCTCTTCGAAACGAACCTCTTCGCGCGCGGCATCATCCGCCGTCTCGTCACGAACGAGATCACCAACGGGCTCAACCTCGAGGCCGACCCGAACGAGGCACTCCTCGGGCTCGAGGCGCATAGCCTCGATGACTGGTCCGAGGACATCGAGAACCGCTTCGCGATCTGGGGGAAGAACCCCCTGCTTTGCGACCAGACCGAGCAGAACACCTTCGGCAAGCTCCAACAGATCGCGCGCCGAGAGGCTCTGATCTGCGGTGACGTGCTCGTCACCCTGCAGGCATCCGGGCGCAGCGCGCCGCGGATCCGCCTCATCTCCGGAGACGCCGTCCAAACGCCGGCCTTCGGTGGCGGAGAAGCGAAGAACGGGAACCGCATCGAGCACGGCGTCGAGCTCGACTCCTCTGATCGGCACGTCGCCTACTGGATCCGGCAAAGGGACGGCTCGTCGAAGCGCCTTCCGGCGTGGGGCGAGAAGTCTGGCCGGCGTCTCGCTTGGCTCGTCTACGGCGCCGACAAGCGCGCGGGCGACGTGCGAGGAAAGCCGCTTCTCTCGCTGGTCCTGCAATCGCTAGCCGAACTCGATCGCTACCGCGACGCGGTGGGGCGAAAGGCGCTCCTCAATTCCTTCCTGACTCTTTGGGTCGAGAAGACGGCGGACAAGCCCGGCTCCCGCGCGCTTTCGTCTGGTGCGAAACGCATTCAGAAGGTGGTGACGACCGGAGCGACGGCTGCGGAGGAACGCTCGTTCCAATCGGCTGAGATCGGCGCTGGCTTCATCGTCGAGGAGCTGCAGGTCGGGGAGAAGATCCACGCCCACGGCTCGAACGGAACCGACGAGAAGTACGGCGACTTCGAAGAGGCGATGGTCCAGGGGATCGCCTACTCGCTCGAGATCCCGCCCGAGGTCCTCCGGCTCTCGTTCTCGTCGAACTACAGCGCGAGCAAGGCGGCCGAGAACAACTTCTCCGTCTACCTCTTCAAGACGCGCGAAGGCTGGGGCGAGGAGTTCTGCCAACCCGTTTACTCCGAGTGGCTCCTCAGTGAGACCCTCGCGGGGAACGTCGACGCGGCGGGCCTGCTCGACTCCTGGCGCGACCGCTCCGCCTACGTGACCTTCGGCGCCTGGACGGCGTCGGATTGGTCCGGGCACGTGAAGCCGTCCGTCGACCCGGTGAAGACCGTCAACGCGCTCGATGCAGCGGTCGCGGCCGGATACACGACGCGCGGGCGCGCATGCCGTGAGTTCTCCGGGCTGAAGTTCTCGCGCGTCGTGCGCGACCTGAAGACGGAAAACGAAATGCTCGTCGAGGCGAACAAGCCCCTCCTCGAGCTCGAACCGAAACCCGTGGCACCGCCGGCGCCGACCTCGAAGGACGAGTCCGATGGCGAAGACGCTGCGGTCGAGGACGACAAGGAAGACGCAGCATGAGCAAGATGTGGCTGATCGAACGCGAGGCATGGAAGGCGCTCGAAGCTGCGCGCAAGGCCGGCTTCCTCCCGTCCTCCGAGCAGGCGGCGGACTTCTCGGCCCGCATCAGCGCCGCGTCGAACGGCGCCCCGCGCAACCTGAAGCTCGCGGGTAACGTCGCGCAGATCGACATCGTCGGCGTCCTCACAAAGGCGCCGGACTGGCTGGCCTACTACTTCGGCGGCGGGAACACGACGTACGGGGACATCCAAGCGGCGCTCGCGCTCGCGGAGGCCGACCCGAACGTCAAGCAGATCGCGCTGAACGTCGACAGCCCTGGCGGCCAAGTCGACGGGCTATTCGAAACCATCGACGCGCTCCGCGCGGTGACGAAGCCGATCAAGACGCGCGCCAGCCTGGCGGCGTCGGCGGCATTCGCCCTCGCCACGAATGGCGGAAAGATCGAAGCCACCGGTCCGGCGAGCACCTTCGGATCCGTCGGCGTCGTGGCGGCCTACCTGATCGAGGAGGACATCGTCGAGGTTACCTCGAGCGCTGCCCCCAAGAAGCGCCCCGACCCCACGACCGCCGAAGGGCAGAGCGTGATCCGGGAGCACCTCGACGAGATCCATTCCCTGTTCGCGCAAGCAATCGCGGATGGGCGAGGCACCACGGTCGACGTGGTGAACGCGGAGTTCGGACAAGGCGGCGTGTATCTCGCTGCCGAAGCCAAGCGCCGCAACATGATCGACAGCATCGCAAAGCCCGCGCTGAAGGCGGTGGGCGCAGCCAAACAGAAAGCGTCCGCCGAGGGCGGCGTGACAGGAGAAGCACCAATGAAGTGGAGCGATTACAAGGCCGCCCATCCTCAGGAAGCGGCGATCGGCATTGCCGAAGGCGTGACGGGAGAGCGCGAGCGCACCGAGGCGCACCTCACCATGGGTGAGCAGTGCGGCGACATGAAGATCGCGATCGACGCGGTCAAAGGCGGCGTGGCGTTCGGACACGGTCCGACGCAGGCCAAGTACCTGGGTGCGGCCATGAACCGCCGCGACCAGCAGAACCGCACCGAAGACGACAAGGAAGTTGCCGACGCAACGAAGGGGGCCGAAGCGCCCGCCGCTCGCGACCTCGGTGACCAGCTCGCCGACGCCATGTACGGCGCGGCGAAGGGGGGCAAGTAAGCCATGAGCAACATCACGATCACTCAGCCGATCGACCTCGGCTCGGTCATCTACAGCGAGCCCGTCCACGAGGATGACTCGCTGTACTTCAGTGCGGAGGACACCTTCGTCGAGGGCACGCTCCTCGCTCGTCGGCACACCTCGGCCGACTCGTACGCCGGCGTCATCACGGGCACCGGCACGCGCGTCGCGACGCTCTCGGCTCCCGCCGGGAAGCTCAAGGTGGGCGCCTACACGCTCGTCGCTGGCACGCTCACGAGCGGCGTCGGCAGCTGGACCCTGACGGACCCTGACGGTCAGTCGGCTCAGTACACGACCGCGGCGGCGACCGGAAACCTCTTCTTCCCCGGCCTCGGTGTGTTCGTCGACATCGCCGACACGGGAACGAACTTCGTCACCGCGGACTCGGTGGCGTTCACCGTCGCCGATGGCTCGGGCTACCGCCCGTTCAGCCCGAGCGGCGGGAATGGCTCGCAGTACCCCGCTGCAGTGCTGACCTACGAAGCCTACAAGGCTTCTTCCGGCTCGCTGCCCATCCGCGCACTCGTCGGCGGCAAGGTCCGCAAGGAGCGCCTCATCATCGACGCCGATGGCGACGGCGACAACATCACGCAGGCGCACGTCGATGCGCTCCGAGCGAACGGCATTTTCGCGCTCTCCGTCCGCGACCTCTCGGTCCTGGACAACGCCTGAAAAGGAAACCCGACCAATGAGTGACCAAAGCACCAAGCGGATGCTCGCCGCTTACTTCGAGCAGAGTCAGCAAAAGCCGGGCTTTCTGACCAGCTTTTTCCAGACTCCGGATCGCAACTTCCACGACTCGGAAACCGTCGAAATCGACGTCAAGCGCACCGGCCACAACATCGCGATCGTGATCCAGGACCTCTCTGCGGGTCTGCATCGCAGCGAGAACGCCCTCTACACGAACAAGGAGTTCAAGCCGCCGATCTACGGCGAGGAGTTCGCCTTGAACGTGTTCACGCTTCTCAAGCGTCGTCCCGGCTACGACCCCTTCCAGGACGTCGGCTTCCTGAAGGCGCTCCGCGAGGAGTTCGATTCGGAGATGTCCGAACGCGAGGGCATGATCCGCCGCTCGATCGAGCTTCAGGCGGCGCAGGTCCTGCAGACGGGTCAGCTCACGCTGACGAATGCTGCCGGCACGGCGCTCTACACGCTCGACTACAAGCCCAAGGCGACGCACCTCACGACGCCCACGGCGGACTGGGACGAGAACTCGGGAACCAACCGCCTCGCCGACGTACAGGCTCTTGCCAACGTCTGCTGGCAGGATGGCAACCACATGCCGAAGTACTTGGTCTTCGGTGACTCGGCGATCAAGTCGTTCCTCGACGACTCGGCCGTCAAAGAGCAGTTCCGCAAGGACGGCGTGCCGATCGGCGAGCAGGTTCCTCCGCAGCTCCGCAACGGCGGCGTCTACCACGGAACGATTTCCGTGGGGCAGTTCAAGCTCGAGATTTGGAGCTACCCCGGCTTCTACTCGTCGCCGCTCGATGGAACTCCCACCAAGTACCTCAGTGCTTGGAAGGTGCTCTGCCTCAGCGAGAACGCGCGCCTCGACCTCACGTTCGGCAACATCCCGAACGTCGTGGGGCCCGACCCGCGCGTCGCCCCGCTCGGCCTCGGCCGCGCGTCGAACCCCGGCAGCAAGGTCGACATGATCACGAACGCTTGGGTTACCCCCAACGGTCGCACGATCATGGGTTCCGTCGAAGCTCGCCCGCTGTGCCAGCCCACGGCGATCGACTCCTTCGGCTGCCTCAATGCGAAGGTGACCTGAGGCCATGGCGGCGAAGACCAAGAAAGAGCTCTCGGCTGAGGCGTCCGCCTTGGCCGAGCGGCTCGGGATCGAGGTCACCTTCGAGGGTCTCAACGTCGCTGCACTCTCCGCGCTCGTAGAAGAGCTCGAAGGCAAGCTGCCGCCCGACGAGGCCCCGGCAGACGAGGAGCCCGCCGCGGAACCCGCGGCGGCTCCCATGCCCGCTCCCGCCCCTGCTTCAGCGAAGCCGGAGCGCGTCATCGTCGCGCCGAAGCACGGCATCGGAACCCGCTCGCGCGGCATCCGCGCGCCCGGTGACGAGGTCGTGCCGGCCGACTTCTCGGTTGATCCCGAGGCCGGTCTCAAGCGCCTCAACGAGCTCCTCAAGGCCGGATACCTGGTGAACGCGTGAGCCTGCTGGCACAAGCCGCCGCGGATGCTCGTCGCATCCTGAACGACTCCGCGCGCGGCTTTGCCACGGCGATCACGCTCACCAATCCCGACGGCACCGCCGCATCTCTCAAGGGCTTTCAGACGGACGTCGGTCTCACGATCGAGCCAGAGACGGGCGTGCCCGTAGCGGGTCGCCGCGCCTCCGTCGCGCTCTCCCTCGCGGACATCGTCGACGCGGGGATCGGGATGCCGCGGAACGTCCCCGATACCAACAGCTCGCCTTGGCTCGTCACGTGGACGCCGCCCACCGGTAGCGCCCAGACGATGAAGGTGATCGACGTGCTCCCCGACAAGCTCGGGATCGTCGTTCTCCTCCTCGAGCGGTGGCAAGAGTGACCGCCCAGATCACGACCCTCATCCGCAACCGCGCAAGCTTCGAGCTCGTGCGGGACCGGATCGCGACCATCCTCACGGAGGAGTCGCTGAAGCAGCAGGAGCTCGCGGTCGGCGAAGGCCTCGACCCTCGCGACTGGACGCTCCGCGTCTTCACCGAGCGCTCTACCCCCTGGACCGAGTTCGACCAGGAGAGCGACACGCCCCAAGCGCCGATCGTCTCCGTGTGGTTTGAGACGTCCGCCTTCGACAAGGGCAAATCGAACGTCATCTCTCGACAGCAAGCGGCGGGGACATTCCACGTCGACTGCTACGGCTACGGCTTCTCGAGGCGCACGGCCTCCGGGCACACCCCGGGCGATCTGATGGCCACGGAAGAGGCCAGTCGCGCCGCGCGTCTGGTGCGTTCGATTCTGATGTCGGGCCCCTACGTCTACCTCGGCTTCCCACAGGGCAAAGCGCTCCCGGAAGACCAGGAGCAGATCGTCTGCGGTCGCTGGGTCCCCGTGATCACCGCCTTTCAGCCGGCGCAAGATGACCGGCCTGTCGAGCGTGTCACCGCGATGCGCGTCGATCTCGAAGTGAACTTCAACGAGGTCAGCTTCGAGCACCCCGGCGTCGAGCTCGAGGAAGTCAACACGACCTTCGCCCGCGGTGAGAGCGGCGAGTGGTTCTCCGTGACCACCCCGACCACGCCCGCACCCTAGCAAGCCCATCACCAGGCGCTGACTCCCTGTTCGCCAACCGGCGCGCGGGGGCGGCGTGGTGCGTCCAACGACCAACGAACGAGGAAACATGACAACCGATGCATCGCTCGAAGCGCGCTCCGTAGGCGTCGAGGCGCAGTACAAAGACAACCGCGCGGGCGCCGTGCGCTTTTTGCCGCAACGCGTGCTCATGATCGCTCAGGCGGAGACGGGCGCCGTCTTCTCTTCGGAGAAGTTCACCGTCACCAGCGCGAACCAAGTCGGCCAGACCGCCGGCTACAAGTCACTCGCCTATCACATGGCCAAGCAGCTCCTGCCGCGCAACGGCGACGGCGTGGGAAGCGTGCCGGTCGAGCTCGTGCTCCTCGGCGACCATGAAGACGGAGTCGCAGCTGCGGGCGACGTGACGCCTTCCGGCACGGCCACCGAGGCCGGTCAGTACCGGTGGAACGTGAACGAGATCCTTTCGGACTGGTTCGTCGTTCCTGCCGGTGCAGTCGACGTCACCGCCGTCCTCGTCGCGGCCTACGACGCCTTTGTCGCGACGCTCGGAATGCCCGGCAATCTGAGCTTCACCTACGGTACCGTCACGAGCTCTTGGACGCGCGCCGACGGAACTCCGTCGGATGGAACGATCGGCAGCTTCACGACGACGGGCAACCCGCGCCCCGGCGTGTGGACGCTCGAGTGCACCGCGGAAGCCGCGAACGCTGGCACCTTTCGACTCACCGACCCCGACGGCACCGTCATCTCGACTTCGGTCACGGTGGGAGCCCAAACGCAGGGCGGCCTGGGTTTCACGCTCTCCGACGGCTCGGAGGACTTCAACGTCGGCGACATTGTCGAGATCACCGTCCCCGTGACGAAGCTCGACTTCGAAGTCGCTTGGAAGGGGCTCACGGGCAACGACCTGGACATCCAGTTCGACGGCCCGAGCGTCGGTGTGACGTGGGCCATCACGCAGCCTACTGGCGGCCTCGTGAATCCCACGGTCGATGCTGCGCTCGCGCAGGTCGGCAACGTGTGGACCACGATGGTGCTCAGCGGTCTCAACATCGGCGACACTACGGCGCTCGACACGTTCAAGACGTGGGGCGACGGACGTTGGGATCCAACGGTGAAGAAGCCCGCGCTCGTTTTCACGGGCGCAGCGGTGACGACCGTCGCCGAAGCCATCGCGATCCCCAACGCGAGGAAGACCGACAAGATCAACGTCCAGCTGGTCGCGCCGGGTAGCCGCAACCTCCCGCAGGTCATCGCGGCGCGGCAGCTCGCGCGGATCGCCCGCGTGGCGAACAACAATCCACCGGTCGACTACTGCCTGCAGAAGGCCGACGGCCTCGTCCCTGGCGACGATGGCGACCAGTGGGATCTGACCTCGCGCGATCAGGCCGTGAAGGGCGGCTCGTCGACGGTCGAGGTGATCGACGGGGAGGTCCGCCTCTCGAACATCGTCACCTTCTACCACCCGACGGGCGAGGACCCGCC